CGGGACTGGTTGACTGGTTCAAGTTGCCATAAGCGTTCATAAGCAAATCAAGCTCTCGTTCAGAAACTGCTCCCAATGCGCCGCCGGTCTTTGACGCATTACGCATCTGCTGAAGCCTATCAAAAGCGATATTTGCCTGAATTGTTGCAAGCTCATTTCTAAAATCAACGGCCTGCTGGTTTACACCCAAAGAGCCAAGAACATTTCCAACAATCCCAGCCTCGGGCAAATTGAAAATTCCACCCTGATCTATCATGCTGACTAGGTTATCAATTCCACCGCTTACAACGCTTTCTTTGTTTTCCTCTTGCGTTTCAGCCGTGCCTAAACGAGCAACCTCTGCCTCTGCTGCCGCTGTTTGCGCTCGATCTGTTTCACTATTCGGAATCAGCTCCATTTTGACACCCGTTTCAGAATTTGGGTCTGGAACCAAAATATAATCCCCAACTCGTTCAATTCCGCTGCCAACCTGGATGTTGGGGCCACCGCCAAATGCTCGCTCCATAGCAGTTTGCGGGTCCATGCCCTTCGCCAAAAGGAACTGGTAATTCTGCATACCGGCAGTCTGATCGACTTCCGCTGGCTGCAAAGACTTATAATAAAACTGCAAGGCTTGCGTCGGGCTTGCGCCTGAACGAATGAGTTCAACCGCTGCCTCAGACCCTGGCTGCTGCTGCAAATACTCAAGCGTGCGGTTTGTCTGGGCCTGCTGCTCACGCTGCTGACGCCGACCGCCGATCCGCTGAGCAAGACCCTCATCTGGCCGCAGCCGCATCTGGTTGAACCCCAAGGCCAAGTCGCCCATCAAGTTGCTGAACGTAGGCCGCTGGTAGAATGGCAAAGCCGTCTCGCCCTGCGCCTCTGGGTTCATTTTCTGCACGCCGAACATTTCAAGAATGCCGCGCGGCTGCTGTTGCTGCTGCATTGGTTGCGCCATTGGCTGGCTCCTTTGTGTCGTGTTGGCCGCGCTTGATTGACCACGCGGTGCGTCAGCTCTACCAAATACATGGTCGCCAATCCGTGTGAACTCTACGCCTTGCGCCCAAGATGGGTTTGAAATTTCTGGGTTGTAGAAGTGCGTTGCGCCGCCAGTGATGTCCCCCGCCTCGCCGGAAAGCAAACTATCCGCGACCATATATGCCGTCTCGCTTGGCGAGATCGCATCAATGTTTTGACCCTGCTCTCCGCCAGCGTATCCGGTCACGCTGTTCATTGGTGAAAATTGACCTGGCTTCATAATGACACCACGAACACCGTCGCCATACCCTGGCAAATTAGCTCGGTTCATAATGACGTTGCCCGCCGCAGTCATGCCGACTGGGCCTTGGTTGCCAGCCTCCGCCGCTAAAATGCGTGCAAGCAGTTCTCTGTCATCGCGTTGCCAGTCAGCCATTTACTTACCAAGCCCGCCAAGAAAGTTACCCGCCAGCGAACCGCCGCCGGTCATGGGCGCGGCGGCAAGGCTGGCCCCCATCGTCAAATAATCAAACAGCCCTGGCGTCTTTGTCGCCGTTGTCGTGCCAATCCCAGTTGGGATTGTGCTTGCGCCGCCCTGCAAGGCTGCCAGTTTCTGATACGGGTCTTGCTGCTGGCGCATGAACTCATTGCGCATCGCGTCAATTTCAGCCGCGCTCAGTGCTGTCTCCATGCCACCGATGCCAGTCAAGCCAGCCGCTGCTGCGCCCTGCTGGGCCTGCTGCTGCTGCATTGCACCCATCGCGCGGGCCTGCGCCTCGCTGTAACCCTGCTGCATCATCTGCGCAATAAGCTGGTTCTGAGACGCCAAGTTGCCAGCGGCAAACTCACCGCGCGCAACCTCGCCCCGTGATCCGAATGCACCCGAACCTGCAAGCTGGCCCTCAAGCCCAGTCAAAGCCTGCTGCTGCTGACGGCCCATCTGCGCCAGTGACGCATCAATAACGTTTTGTTGATATGGATTATAAAGGGCTTGCGTCGTGTCCAGAAGCTGCTGGGTTTGATCCTGACCAGCCATTCCGCTGTAAATGTCAGCGGCCTGCGTCGTGTAGCCGCTCATCTCAGGGGCCATCGGGCCAGTGTAGGCTTCAAACGGCGTTTTGGAAATTTGCTTTGCAAACGGCAAAACAGAACCAGTCAGATATTGCTTCTGAAACGCTGGCATCTCCTGCTTCGTTTCTTCTTTACCTTTTCCCATGATTACAACTCCAGTTCATAGGCGACGTGCTTGAGCTTAAACATATACTGTTTGGCCATTTTTGACCACCCTGCGCGTGCGTGTGTTTCGATTGCGTCAAAGCCTGCTGCTTTTGACACTCTTGCTAATTCATCCAGCGCCGGCTTGGACCAAAGGTCTGCCCGCTCGCCGCCGATCATCTCAATGACCATGACGCGCTTGCGAGGATATTTATTCTTTGCAGTCATCATCGCGGCCATTGGTTTGCCGTCAACGTAAATGCCCCAGAGCAATGATTGACCGGTGCGCAGCCATTCCTCGACGTCATCCATCCCGCACTGATCCGCCAGCCGCTTTTGCGCCAACTCAATCATCGGGCCAAAAGTTGGCCAGTACGTTTCGATCATGTCAACGGGGACCAATCGCATGTCAACTTTGTGTGTCATGCGCGTATCCTCGTAATTGAAAGCGTCACCGACGGAGACGACGGCAAAGTGGCGGCCGGGACGGCGACAAGTTGCCCGCTAAGGTCGCTCACTTGCCAGATGACTTCAATGTATGACCCGGCGGAAATTGTGAACGCGATTGTGCGCGACACTACAGTCGTAATTCCGTTGTCTTTGGTGTTCGTCGTGATCCGGTTGTAAGGAACGTCAACGCCGTCAAGTCTCGGCCAGAAGTTAAACTCAATTGCGTTGGCACTCGTGGCAAGAATTTGCGCCGAGAATGCAAGCAAGTAGACGCCGCCCTCGTCAAAGACAATGCGCGATGTGGGTGTGCCGAGGTGGATACCGTTATCGAACAGCGGCGTGTCCATCGTAATTGCGTACGGAGTATTAATCGCCGCCGCCGTGACGGTAGTCGTCTTGACAAATTCGGCATAGCCATCAGCCATCACGAGCTGACGCCACACGCCATCCTTTGCCGTCACTGGGTAGCCATTGGTGTCGTCCCACAAGATCGTCCCGTTCAGTGACGGGTTATCAGACGCTGCCTTGTGAGCTAGGTTTGGGATTGTTCTGTTAAGAGCGGCGACAAGTTGTCTTGCCCATGTCTTCCAATCCTGCGTTGTGGGTGGTGGTAAGGTAATCATCGGCGGCCATTCCCCTGAACATCAAAGATGAACTTGCCAACCTTCATGCGCTGCCCATCCTTCATGCGCAATACAGCTCGGAATTGTCGCCCAGTGACACGAATGTCTGTTGGGTTCGCCAGCGTGTATGTGCCAGACCCGTATGCAGGAAAACGAACCTCAGTGTCGTTGGGGTAGTTCTTGGTGTAGAACCACAGCTCAGCATCAGTTGAGTTCTCCACGTCCTGCAGTAGCTGCGTAGCTAACACCAGGTTTTTGCTTGGGGATATGTAGAACGGCGCAGACATAGCAAACGAATAAGCAGACCCGCCAGCGTTCGGGCCAGACACATCTGGCTCAAAGTCCCCACCGACGATCTCATGCTCAAACACACGGTTGCCAAACCAGACTGTCTTGCCCCAGACTTCTGGGCCAAAACCGCATGTGCGTGGCAGTCGGCTCAGACCAGAATACTGTTTTACCTGGCTGGTTTCTCCGGGGACGTCATCGCCACCAGTGGCCCAAGTGCCTTCTGCATAGTTGTAGATAACGTAGCTGCCGAGGTCGTATCCGTCCTGCGCATTGTTGCGTGCGTAGAACCACCACACCTCGTTGTATGAAGCATTGTGAAACGCCCAGATCAGCTTCTTGGGGTCATATATCAAGTTCTCAGGGGCAAAGTCGTTGAAGACACTATCTCTGACTTGGCACGGGATCGAAGAGACGGATGCGCCGTTAAACACATAAAAGTTATTTTTGCCCATCCAGAACACGCCAGCCGGTGTTGTCACGGCCGCATTGTTTGAGATGACACCGCATCCGCTCGACACCTTTTCAAAGTTAAAGATGTATGGCGGGCCAACGTATCGAGCGACAAACAGTTCATCGTCAGTCAGCAAGACGTTCATGTCGCTGAATGTGACGCCGCAGCGAAGGCTCCCCTCCGCATCAAGTGTGATGTCACCAGCTTGGTTTGTGGATGATGGCGTCCAGATGCCGATGTCCTCAAAGTCACACCACGCAACCCTGCGCGGATCTCCATCTGCGCCAAGAGCAAACACAAAACGCTCACCAGTGACAAAGACGGCCTCGTTATTGATTGGCGCGTCATCAATGTATCCATTGGCTGTCGTGATGCGCACTGCCTTTGTCGTCGGCGTCTGCGGAGACCACTCATAAATCCTGCGGTCGTAGTTGTCGCACATCAGTAGGTTCTGGCCCCAGTTTGCCATGCTGATGGTCACAACGTATTCATCATTGATCGGCTGGGTGTATGGCGAGCTGTAAAGGTCAGTCGGCGTGATGTCGTATGCGATTCCGCCCTTTTGGCGGGCAGAAATATAGCCAGACTTGCCATAGGCAACCCAAGCAGACCCGTCGTTGTCATTCCACGCAATCGCCTTGCGAGCGCGAATTGACGCTGTGCCAGAAATATCTGTATCAACTTGAAAGCCGCCGATTGGCTCCATTGAGCCATTTGCCCAGCGAACCATAGACCCGCCTTCCCAACGCATCTCTGACTGATCAGAGGTGCCGTTGTTGCTCATACCAGCGGGGATGTTCAATTCGAATATAGGCATTTCAGCGTCCTTTTAATCTTTGGCCTTTAGCCGCCCACAACTTATAGCACGTCAGATCACACAATATAAGCGACAGCACATTTAGGCCACCGCAACCCATATCTCAGACGTGTCATCCTGCACCACCCACGTTTCGGATGTGTCAGGCTGCCGCTCCCACAGCAAGATCGCCCTGATCGCCACGGTGGCAGACGACGACATAGACGCGGCAGCTTTCGACGTAATGCCCGCCGCAATTGCTGCGTCAGATGTCACAACGACAACAGAGGCAGCAGACCTAGTGATGCCAGCGGAGACAGCCCCCGAAGATCGACAGTCGGCACCAGCAAATACAGAACGAATGCGGGCAAATACTGTCGTCACCGCACTGACTGCTGTTGGGTTTACGGCAGATGTTCTGATGCGAGACGCGGCAACGCTCGGAGCTGAGTTTACGTTTGCGGCAGCCGAAGCAGGCGTGACCCTGGCAACGCTGACAGTCACAGCCGACGACGACGATGCCGCAGCACTTGCGTTGTTTATGCGCTCAGCGGATACAGACGCAGAAGACGCCACCGTAGCAGCCGCAGAAACGTCCGCAACAGTCTTGGTGGATACGCTGGCCGATGATGCCGCCTGCGCCGCAGCAGACGCCGCCTGCACCCGTGTCGCATCCACTGATACCGTAGAAGTGTCAGAAAACTGCGCAGATGCAGAAGTGGTCTTAGCTGCGACAACAGAAGCTGTCGCGGTTGCTGAAATGCTTATTGATACCCCGACAACTACAGCCGCCTGATCGTCAGCAATTGGTGCGGCTGATAGTGGAGAGAACCCAAGCATTTATTTACTCCGTTGTAGCGGCTTTCCCAGCAGCGATAGCAGCGTCAATCGGTGCCATGTCTTCAGGTGTCAGTTCGTCTTCCATGTCAATCCTCAAGGTTTAATGGGCCAAGTGACTTCGTAAGGGAAGCCAGTTTGTTCTGGGACGTCTAACAGTGCCTGACGATAGTCTGCCCATGCCTGCTGTTGCTCTGCGGTTAGAGATGCCCAGCGAAGGGCATTGCCAGCAATAGGGTCAACGTCGATTGCCAGCTTTCGATCACGTTCCGCACGAACCGCTTGTGCCGCTTGTGCGTCTAGCTCGCCCTGAGTTGGCGGAATGTAAGCAGCGACATCACCGTTCTCAGCCATAACAGCAAGCAAAACGTTGTTGTCAATCGTCATGTCAGTGTCGGCTGGGTTTAGGGTGTATGGTATCCAGCCGAACTCAGGGTGATCAAGCTCGCAGTTGATCCACCCGGTGTCATTAACGTAGCGTGCGTTTCGATAATTCATATAAACCCCTCTAGCCTATGCTATTCTAAACCACAAAGAAACTGGGTAGTCGTTGTTACTCGACACGGATTGATACTCCCCAAGTAAGCGCCATGTGCCACTTTGGGACGAAGAGGAATACGTTGGAGAGCCGGTATTCGTCATAGACGAGGCTGGCTTCAGGAAATATCCATCAGCAGTGGACCCAAAAGTCCTTAGCGACGTGTTGGAGCTAAGTTCTCCAAGAAACGCATATGAACCAACATTGCCGCCTGTTGGAAATGCACCCGGGACGTTAGCCGAAGTCCAGTTAATGTTCAACCCAGGTATGCGAAAACGTGACGAACTATTATTCCCCAGAACAATCTCGTTGGATGCCCCAGAAGTCAAAAGATTGGTAGTATCGCCTATCATGATGTTGTTATTGCCAGAGCTTATATTTTGTCCACCACTTGTTCCGATGACTACGTTGTCAGTCCCGCTGCCATTTATCATCGCAGACTTGCCGATGGCGACATTTAAACCACTAAAGCCGCCGAAATTCTGCAGAGCGCTAAAGCCTATTGCGATGTTGTCGTTGCCATACGTAGTGGAACCAAGAGCGAAGCCACCGATCGCAATGTTGCCTGACCTCGAAGATATAGAGGATAGGGCGCCAACGCCGATGGCTACGTTGTTAAAGCCTGTTGAAAGACTGCCAGCGGTAGTGGATGACCCAACAGCAAAATTACCCTCTCCTGTCGTTAGGCTAGGGAGTGTCGTCAATGCCGCCACGTTGTTCGTACCAATAACCGAGAAGGCACCACCAGACTCAATCCAATCATAATCGCTACCAGTCCACGACAGAACTTCGCCAGACGAAGCCGTGCCAGTGTTCAGGTGGGTGTCAACGTCAGCATCGGTGTAAGCAGCAGGGATAGTGGGGGTGTTAGTGAAGTTGGTGTAGTCGAGGTAATAAGTGCCGTGTTGACCATCAAGCAAGTCAGCATTGCCACCATCGGCAGAAGTGATGTAGCCAGCGTCGTTGGTCAGCGTAGAGATGTTGTCAGCAGGTTGAACCGCACTGTCAGCAAGGGAACCCTGTGCTGCCGTGGCAAAGTCACCAGTGTCAGCAGCAGCGGCAGTGCCAAGCGTAGGCAGGCCAGACAGATCACTGTAGCTGCCCGAAGTGGCCACCGTCGCCAGATTAGACGACCGCACGATGGCTTTAGACGGGTCAGTGGAGTAAATGAGCGACCCGTAATATATCGCACCCCCGTCGTCCGTAGAAAACTCCAGAATATCTGTCACACCCGGGGTCGGGTCCACCGGTGCTTCGCCCCCAAACCAGTCTACCGAGGCAGGGTAGTCGAAGGTGAACACTGTACCGCTTACACTCACTGTAAACTGGTAAATGCTATTACCAACAATATCGAGCAAGAACATCTTCTTGCCGTCCGAGCTAAATTGTACAGCCACGCCCCTAGTAATCGGGGGGTACATATAAAACGCGATGTTCGCATAAGACGCAGTGCTGATGTCGAAGGCAGTTGTCAGCGTATATTGTCGGATGCGGTCGCCAGCGTCCCGGCCAACGATAAACATGCTCGTTCCGTCAGCGCTAAAACCAAGACCGTACGGTTCCGACTCTTGCGCTGCGACGCTAAAGCTAGTGTCGTAAGACGCCGTGCTAAGGTCAAACCCTGTGGACAACGTGTACTGATGCACGGAGTCTGAGTCGGGGCCAACAATGTGCATCTTAGTGCCGTCGGGACTAATAGTCACACTCTGGGGACCGGTCTCTTGTGCACTGACACTGAGACTAACATTGTCATAGGTCGCCGTACTGAGGTCAAAACCGGTAGACAATGTGTATTGATATACTGCGTCTGAGCCGATACCGACAACGTACATCTTCGTGCCATCACCGCTGAAGGCTAGACTACGACATGATGTTTCCTGACCAGAGACAAGAAGACTGACACCATCATAAGAAGTAGTGCTTAGGTCAAACGGGATGCTCAGTGAGTATTGGTACACCGTATTGGTAGCAAGGCCGATAGCGTACATTTTCGTGCCGTCGGAGTTGAATGCGAACCCTTGAGTGGACCCATCCTGACCACCCGTGTAGAAACTGACGCCATCGTTCACAGTGTTAGCAAGGTCGTATGTAGTGGCGTCCTCCCCACCCAAAATACGGAGCGTAAAGCTATACCCTGTGCCTGCTGCTGGCGGGTTGCTGAACGTGTACGTCACATTCGCTGAGGGCGCATCAGCAAATACGGTACCTGTGGACAGGTCCACGTCGCCAGCCGTAATTGTGCCAACAGTATCACCTGCTGCCACCCAGTCATAGTCCGCACCGTCCCACGATAACACTTGACCCGTAGTGGCCGCGCTCAAGTTCAAGTGGGTATCCACCAACGGCTCGACATTTGCGGCGTCCGTGACGTCCGCGCCGACCTCGATACCATCTAGCTTGGTTTTGTCGCCATCTACAAAAGCCCCTTCGGATGGCGGCTGCTGGATGTCATCAGCGGCAGCCGTCACATACACGACAGCATTCCCCGATAGGTTCAGCAGAGATCCAGTTGAACTCTCATCAAGCACACGGGTAAGAGTGCCACCAGAGTAAGTGCCAGAGCCGATTTCCCAAGCATCACCGTCTTCAATGGTGTAGCGGACTACATCAGAGTTGACGACACCAGCGTCAGCGAATGTCTGGAAGCCAGAAACAGCAGTCCCAAGGGTAATTGGGCTGCCAGCCCCTGTAGATGCAGTAGATACTTTCGCGCGGTTTGCGAGCGTTACCATGTCAGTTCCTCAGATTAGTCGAGGGTAATATCAAGATCGCCAGCGGGAATGCGGAGGATGTCACCGCTATCAATCGCCTTGGATGTGGTCAGCGCAGCGTAGGCCAGCATATTGCCGCCAGACGATGCATCAAACACGGCAGCGTATGTGATCGCTCCCCAAGACGCGGTAGCCTCGTTGAACTCAATGTTTGCGCTGTTGGACGCCGTGTCACCAGACACAGTAAACGTCACAGCCTCACGCGCGTAGTTGCCGCCAGATACCTCTGTACCGCCGCCTGTGTCAGATGGTGCAACCGTAAACAGGCCAACATACCAAGAAGACGGGCGAGTTACTGCACCGCTTGTTAGAAGCCACTCAAGGACCTCGGTTTCAGTGTAGTTTGTAAAGGACATCAGAAGCTCCTAATCTTTATGCGCAATCCAGTGCCACCAAAGCGGGCATTGTCAGAAGCGCGGTTAAGCCCAGACAGGGCCGTCTCATACAGCGAAGTCCACACAGCAAGCCGTGCGTCCTCACCAAGAAATGGCGCACTATGAGCCAGTGTGCCGTATAGGTAAACGTCAGGCGCGTCAGCAAGCAACCAGTTGCTCGTGTTCTCGTCGCTCAACGCATCAAGCTCAGCGTAGTAAACCAGCTCAGCATCGTATGTGTCATTTGGAACTGGATAGAACTCAAATTGATTGCCAGTCAGCGCGTAGAAACGAGGCGTCCCACCGATGTTTGCAGATGCCTCCTTACGGTCCAGCAACTCAGCTTGGCTGATTAGATCAAGAGCATTGGTTGTCCCGCTCGTCAAAGAAAAGCGGATCGTCCCAAGATAATCAGTTGGCGTTGCGCTGAACTGGCTGTCAACCTCGGCAACAGACCGCTTTGTCATTTTGATGTGCCGAAGGCGGCGGTTGATGTCCGCCTCAGCCAGGCTGATGAGCGTCGGAACGGATTGGGCGACGTCTGGCTTGTTGAGCCAGTCCACTACCGCCTCCTGCAAGTCTGCATATGTTGAGAGGCTCATACTCTATCCTAAACACTTGCAGTCGGATTCGGAACATTTTGTGTCGTGTTGATCGCGTCTGTCGGCGATTTCAACGAGAACCCTGCCGCCTTGACGTCATCAAAGCTCAAGGTCTGCGAAGACTTTACCGCGCTCATGACCTGCTGAGACACGGCGTTCTGGAACACAGCGTAGCGTGCATCGTCCATCAAGAATGGCGTGGAGTGCAGAAGTGCTGTGTAAAGATAAACGTGAGGAGCCTCTTCAAGCAACCAGTTTGTAGTAACAGAGTCGCTTAGCGAAGGTATTTTGGCGTAGTAATCAAGGTTGATCGAAAGAGATCCGGCTGGCGAAGGTGTGACAAGAAGATCGCGGCCAACAATGGCAAGAAAGCGCGGATTGCCTGCATTCTTTGTACGGGCACGGCGAAGCATCAAAAGCTGCTGTGGGGTGGTCTGCTCGATCGGCTCAGTGGGTGTGTCCGCGACCTGCGCAAAGATTAGCTCAAGGGCGTCTGATGGCAGAGTTGCTCGGCCATTCGTGATGGCCACCGTGCCGCTTAATGACATGAAACTGGAACGCATTACGTCATTCAATGTGCTTTCAGCAAGAGAAATAAAGTCTGGTATCTGATCCGTGAGGTCGGCGCGATTCAGCCAGTCGGCGATGGCCGTTTTCAGCTCTGCATAGTTCGTGATGGCCATGACTGCCGTCCTTTCTGTTATTTAAGCGTTTATAGCATTAAACATGCTCTGCTTCTAGTGCAGGTGATAAAGAGTCCGATCGCCTGCTTCTGCGGCTCGCCAGCCCCTCATCTCTGTGCGGATATTAGCAGAGATGACCTTCTTTGACGAACCTTTTTTAAGGGGCATTTCTTTGCTCCTTGCGAGAACATTGCAGCACGGGTATGATATACCAAATAGGGAGACGGAAAATGTTAAAATTCGAACCAGAAGAAATCAGGGAATTGCAGTATTGGGCAATGAAGGGCCGAGGCGTGCCGCGCGACGACATACTGTCGCTTGATGCGCACTTGTGCATGCTTCTTGGAATTGAAGAGCCTGACATCATTGAAGACCCTGACGATTAGACAAATACTGCATAATCCCGTCAACAACTTCAGGCGTCATAAGTTGCGGCTGAAGCTGGGTTTTGATAGCATATGTCTTATTTGCCTCCTCAAGCAAACGGCCCCGCTTGTCAAGTTGCGTTGACATTCTGTCATAAGCGTCTCGGAACAAAAGACCCTGCGGAATAAGCGGTAACTCGCCAACATAATCCCCAAGCAATTGCGTGTTGTATGTTGAATGAGGAACTCTAGGTGCCGCGTTCCCGCCTGCGTCGTTATAAAGCAACGGGGATTCTGGCCTTAGCTGCGCTACAGCAGACCCGAATTGACCCGAAGGCACATTGCGAAGCGTCGGGTCTGTAACCCCATATCTGGCAAGGCCCGCCGACGGTACGCCGCCACTCCTCATCGGCTTTGTGTCAAGGCCCCTGATAAATGACTTGCGCGGTTCCGGCTTGGCCCCGCCAGCCCAATCACGCAATTCGTTTGACAAAAGCCCAGGGAATGCCGCGTCTCTATTTCTCATAATGTCGTCAAAATAACGGGCCGCATTAGGGTCTATTCGCCCCCTGTTCCCCATAACAAGCTCGGCCATAGCCTCTCCCGTCATGTTCGCAAAATCAACCCCATTGGGGGCCATACTCCCCGTCACGCCATAAATTGGCCTACCGTCTCCCAGATTGGCGGTACGGATCGCGCTGTTATTTATTTCATCAATGATTTTTTTGGCCGAGGCCCATACCGCATCGTCTTGCTGGTTTGCAAGCCCGCGCATGAAGTCAATACCACCCTCAGTGTAGACAGGGCGGCTAAACTGCGTGTCGTTTATGCTCTCAAGATTGTATCCACGGCTTGTCCGATCCCCATAAAGGGGCAAGACATACCCGCCTTCAAGGTCTTCCCACGACCGAGAGACTCTAGGCAAATTCTCGCCCAAGTCAGTAAGACCAAGCTGAGTGTTATCAAGGTAATCATCAAGCCGGTTT